GGGTGGGCGATCTGGCCCAGGCCTGGCCGATGCATACCTATGCATCGCTGACCGCCGGCCGATTCATCTATCCAGGAGGTCACGATGCCTGGTCCCGCGCCGAAGCATCCGAGCACTCGCGCACGTCGCAATAACCCGAAGGCTGGGTTCGAGTCGTTGCCGGCGACTGGTCGTAGTGGGTCTGTCCCGTCGTGGCCGTTGCTGCCTGATCCGGTGATGTTGGCCGAGAAGGAGGTGTCCGAGTCTCGCATATGTGACCTGCAGGTGGAGATTGAGTCTGCGGAGGATGGCCGGACGAAGGGTCGTTTGCGTCGGCAGCTTGCACAAGCTGAGATGTCAGTGGCTGTGCTTGGTCTGAAGATTGAGCAGGGGCGCGATTCTGAGGTTGCATTGTGGGGGCTGTTGTGGGCTGATCCGCAGGCTGTCATGTGGGATTCGTCGGTGGCGTTCCAGCGGTCCGTTGCGTTGTTTGTGCGTTGGCAGATCCGGGCCGAGCAGGGTGATTTGAAGGCTGCCCCCGAGGCGCGGATGATGTCGGATCGCCTTGGTTTGAATCCATTGGCGTTGCAGAAGTTGCGTGCGGAGATTGAGCACGCTGCCGAGGCCGAGGATCGGGGTAAGCGTCGCCGTGCGGCTCCTGGTGCTGGCGTAGTGGCAGCGAAGCGTAGGGGCGATGGTGACGATGACCCGCGTTCCGTGCTCAGCGTCGTGACCTGATGGCCGGCTTGGTCGTTCCGGCATTGGATGAACACCCGTGGCCGACGCTTGGCCCGCAGATAGCTGACCTGATCGAGGAACGCTGCGTGTTCGGCCCTGGGTCGCTGAAGGGTCAGCCGGCGCGGCTTGATGCCGAGAAGCGTGCGGCGCTGTATCGCATGTATGAGGTTTACCCGCAGGGTCACCCGTTCGAGGGTCGCCGCAGGTTCAAGCGGGCGTGCATTTCGTGGCGTAAGGGTCTGGCGAAGACCGAGTTCGGCGCTTGGGTGACGTTCGCTGAGTTGCACCCTGATGGCCCGGTTCGTTGTGACGGTTTCGATGCAGACGGTGATCCTGTAGGCGCCCCTGTCGTTGACCCGTACATCCCGATGCTCGCCGTGACTGTCGAGCAGGTCGAAGAGCTTGCATTTGGTGCCTTGACGGTCATGTGCCAAGAGGGCCCCGACGCTGATTTGTTCGACGTGTCGTTGGAGCGGATTATCCGCTTGGACGAGTGGGGTCGCGCGGATGGCAAGGCTGTTCCGTTGTCGAACTCGCCTGGTTCGCGTGATGGTGCTCGTACGACGTTTCAGTTCTTCGATGAGCCGCACCGGCTGTATTTGCCGCGGCAAGTGGGCGCGCACGAGACGATGGTTGCGAACCTCGAGAAGCGTGCCATGGAGGACCCGTGGGGTCTGTATGTGGGCACGGCTGGTGAGCCTGGGCAGGATTCCATTGCCGAAGGCTTGTATCAAGAGGCGCAACTGATTGCGTCGGGTGAGATTGATGACCCGCAACTGTTCTTCTTTCACCGTGAGGCTGGCCCTGGTTATGACCTGACCGTCTTGGATGACCGGGTGAAGGCTGTTCAAGAAGCTACCGGACCGGTAGGTGAGTATGGCCCTGGTCAGTTCATGGGTATTGCGCGCCAGTGGGATCGTCCGAAGGCTGACAAGGCTTACCTTGAGCGCGTCTGGCTGAATCGTTGGGTGAAGTCCGGCGCGCAGGCGTTTGATTCGCAGGCTTGGGATGATCTTGTCGGTGAACCGATTCCCGACGGCGCGGCTGTCACGGTTGGTTTCGATGGCGCGCGTTTCCGGGATTCTACGGGCTTCGTGGTGACGGACCTTGCCACCGGGTGTCAGCGACTGTTTGCGACGTGGGAGCGGCCCATTGAGGACGCTGACGGCTGGGAAATTGACGAGTCTGAGGTTACGGCGTCCGTTGAGGACATGATGAAACGTTACCGGGTCGTTTCGGCATACGCTGATCCGCCGCATTGGACTGAGACTGTCGGCACGTGGGCTGGTCGTTGGCCTGGTGTGTGGATGGAGTGGTGGACGAATCGTCCGACGCAGATGTCTAGTGCGGTTCGTGCTTATTCGGAGGCTATTGCGTCGGGTGCTGTAACCCATGAGGTTGGCCGTGACGTTGATGATCGTGGCAATGAGGCCCGGTTTGCGCGGCATATTGCGGCTGCTGGTCGCAAGGACATCAACCAGTATGACGACGACGGTTCGCGGAAGTTCGTTTTGGCGAAGATTCACCCGGATCGCAAGTTTGACAATGCGATGGCTGCCGTTTTGTCGTGGCAGGCGCGACTTGATGCGATTGCCGCCGGCAAGAACAAGCCGCGCGCGAAGCAACGAGTTATTCGAGCACGATGACGAAGGGAGGCCGTAGTGCCGATTGATGTTGACACGAAGGGTTCCCCTGGTTGGTGGATGGAGCGGTTGTCTGTTGCGTTGCAGCGTGAGTTGCCGCGTTTGAATCTGCTTGAGGCGTATGCGTCGGGTCGGCCCCCGTTGGCGTGGGGTTCTGAGGCCGCGCAGACGAAGTTTTACCGGTTGCAGGCGACGTCGCGGACGAACTTTGCGGCCACGATTGTTGATGCGCCGTGTGAGCGGATGGGTTTGCGGTCGGTTCAGACGGCGGCGAATAATTCTGATGGCGGGGATGCTGATGCGTGGCGTCTGATTGTCGAGAATGACATTGATGTGGCGATTGGTGATGCTGCTCGGATGGCTAAGAAGTTTGGTCGTTCGTATTTGGCGTCGGCGTACCCGGATGGTCCTGGTGAGCCGGCGATCATTACGGCCGAGGATCCTCGGTTGATGATTACTGAGGGTGATCCTATTCAGCCTCGGAAGGTTCGGGCGGCTTTCAAGTTGTTTTATGACGCTGAGGCCGAGCTGGATGTCGCCATCTTGTGGTTGCCGGGTGAGAAGTGGGTGGCTACCCGTCCACGCAAGGGTCAGTTCCGTAAGCCGCGGTCTGCATTCTTGCTGGGTGCTCCGGAGCTGATTCCGGCGAAGTTTTCGTCGGCGTCGTTTGATCTTGCACCGGTTCGTGAGCTTGGTGCGACCGAGGATGGTTTTTTTCTCGGAGAAGTATGACGATCTCGAGGTGCCGATCGATCCGGTGTTCAACCCTGGCGGCGTTGGTGAGTTCGAGCTGCACACTGACTTGTTGGACCGTATCAATCACGGGATTTTGCAGCGTGTGGTGATTGCGACGTTGCAGGCGTTCCGCCAGCGGGCGTTGAAGATGGCTGCTGGTTCTGACCCGTTGCAGGATGAGGACGATCAGGGTAACCCGATCAACTGGGATGAGGTTTTCGAGGCCGGCCCAGATGCGTTCTGGATTTTGCCGCCCGGTGGCGAGCTGTGGGAGTCGAATCAGGTTGATTTGACGGGCATTTTGCAGTCCGTGAAGGATGACGTGCTGCACCTGTCTGCCGTCACTGGGACGCCGATGAGCATGTTCACCCCGGACGCGGCTGCACAGTCGGCAGAGGGTGCGCAGTTGATGCGTGAGCGGCTGGTGTTCAAGGTTGAGGATTTCCAGCGGATCCTAGGTCGAGCCCTCAGTAAGACGATCGCGCGCGCGTTCCGTTACATCGGTGACGACGTGCGCGGAGATGCGAGCCGTGTTGCTGTGACGTGGACCCCGGC